TGCATGTCCTGAAGGATATGCGGGATGGTTTGGAATTTCTATGAAAGGGGTTAGTTTATTATCAATTATTTTATGTTTTAATAAATTATCTGCTAAAATAGAAGGACGAACACGGTTGAAATGGTTTTTTGTAATATAAACATGAATGTGTGATATCATATGATTAATATATTTTTTGACACGATTTATTTGAATATTTAACAAGTTGTTATCAAGTTTATTTCGTAAATGTTTTTCAAAAGTTGCAACCATACCCGGATGTTCACGTTCGATTAAGATATCATTGTAATTTTGTCTAGATCTTAATTTTTGTTTTTCGATTAGTTCTTTAATTTCCTTGATCGTGTTTGGATGGTTATTAGTTAAATTTGGTGGAATAATTTGTTGAATTTTAGTGATTTGTTGTTGAGTTAAGGATGGTAAATTATTTAAAATTAGATTGACACCAGGGAAATTAATTTGACCTTGGGTGTTTGAAAATGTAAGAGAATTAATGTTAGGGAGATTGTTGTAATTTTCAATATTAGGTTTTTGTGATATGCCAGGCATTCCAGTTTGACCAAAAGAAGAAGGAATACATTTAACTAAAGATTTTTTATTATTGTTATAACATATGTCTGTTTCTTGATTTAATGAATTATTATTAATATGTTGATGTTTACATTTATGGTGTTTTTTAAATTGTTGTGGTAGATTTAGCATATTTTTATTATAATGAAGATAAAAATATATAAATAAAAGTTTTTTCTTATATAATTATAAATATGTTAAATAAAGATATAGCAGTAAAAATGAAAGCAACTAATATAACAAAAAAATTATTAGAAGTTCATAAAAAAAGATTAAACAATGCTGAAAAACAAAAAGTTTCAACTGTTAAAAAAACATATCCATTAAAAAGAGAACTTAAACTTGATAATGTTTTTAATATAGAAGAAAAAGTTTTAGCAAAACCAACAAAACCAACAAAACCAATAAATTCAACAGCTGGTATTTTACACGAAAATACAAGAAAATCAGAAAAACCAAGTTTAGTAAATAAATTAAAATCAAAAGTAGTTAACAATAATGAAAAATCGAAAATTGCAGTATGTTGTTGTGGTTTTGCACCCAGAAGTTTAAAATATACACATGATTCTATTAAAACAAATGTAATTGATATTTTAAAAGAAGATTTTGATGTAGATGTTTATCTATATAGTTTTACATCAAAATCAAATATTATTGAATCAAAGAACAAGTCAGAAAATAATCAACCAATAAATAATGAAGATGTTAATTTATTACATGACGCAAAAGTAATTACAAGAGATCAAGAAGATGAAACAGATACAATTAAAGAAATTATTACAACAAACAATATCAAAACCAGAAATGTAAATATTATAAATCATATTAGACAATTACTTATGTTAAAATATTCTTTTATGGAAATTCATAAAGCATCACAACAACAAAAAATAAACTATAAATCTATAGTGTATCTCGAGCCAGATATGTTTATATGTAAACCAATTTCTAAAATGGAAGTTCATAATAGTATTCTTAAACCAAAAAATGTTTATACATCATTTTTTAATGATTGGAATGGTTATGGTAGTGGATTTTATATTGGATCAGTTAAAGCAATGGATATTATATGTGATATGATTAAAGGTTTAACAAATGATTTAGGAACAGATGCTGAAAAATTATTGTTTAATACAATTGATAACTCAATTTTAAAAAGAGTTAAATCAAAAATGTTTCATTTTAAGGTTTATCAAGATGGTAAACCAAATTTATATTATCAACTATTGCAAAAAAATACCAATTCAGAAGAATTTATTTGGGTTATGAACAATTTTGTTAAATTAACAGAAAAACAAACAACAAAACCAAAAAGATCAAAATCAAGACGTAAACATCATAAAAGACGTTCTTGTCCAATGTAATGATTTAATTACTTAATGATAATTTTTGTTAAAATATATTTGAATACTCAAATATATTTCTGTATTAATTCAAGTAATTTGTATTTTCATTCTTTTCGTACACTCTTGACACAACTGTGTATGTCCACAACCACCAGAATACACTTCTACGTCATTTACCATACATATGCTACATTTTGGTGTATCTATTCCTTCTGGTAATTGGAAAATAACCTTCTTATCTTTCATTGGATCAAACCAAGACATTGTTTTACATGTCGGACACTTATATGAAAACTTTCTTTTTTCATCCAAAAATGCTTTTGAATCCTGATCATCTGTATTGTAGTCCTCTGGAATAAAAGATACCAATTTTGGTACATCTGATGTTGCTTCACCATATTGTCCCCACGCATCAGCCAACATAATAAAGACGAAAATTGAAGAAGGTGATCCACCAATGTAATTATGTTTTGCATACATACAATTCCCCAAATCGAGAGGAACAACGGTCCAAAATTTGTCTGTATTAGTTGCAAATTTTGTCATGAGAGTGTTACCGAATTGTGGCATATCTTCGTGGATAATATTTCGGATGTCAAAGTTATCACATATTATTCTCCAAGTGGTATTATTTTTTTCAAGTTTGACAGTGTAAACCATATCTGTAAAAATTATACAATATTGTATAATTTTTCATTTTTGTTATATTCTTATACATTAATTTATTACAATGCAGGTGCTGGTGGTAATGGCGCAGGTCTTTTACCAAATTGTTGTTCAAAAGTTTTCAAAAAATCTTCCGCTGATTGTACATGCAAGACAGCATCATTTGATGGATCCAAATGAACAAGAGCTTTTTCTGCCGCAACGCGATATACGGTTTTTCCTTTATCAAAATTGGTGCTTGTTCTGAGAGTTGTCTGTGATGGTTTATCAGCATTAGTTAAATGAAGTTCCTGAATTTTAGTAAATACTTTTTCAGGAATACCTTCTGAAGTTTGACTCAATTTAACACGACAAATTGTTTCAAAATTTTGCCATGATTTTGCATCTTCATCTGCAACAACTGCAACTTTATGATTTACTCCATCGACAAGTTCTTCAATGGTTTTTCCAGTCAGTCTTTCCAATCGATCCATTGCATTGAACTTTGCTTTAGAGATAATTGCAGATTCATTATGTAGCATCGGAAAGAAGCCTTCAGGAATTTTGAGACTAGCTCTAAGCCTTTTCAAAAACTTCAGATCATGTAAATCAACAATCGCCGGAAGATCTTTCAAAGACCCTTGCATAATATCAGACTTTGTGATCAAATAATCACGGACGGCATTTCTGTTCTGATATTTTTTCTCAATTGGTTCATTTCCAGGTACGGATATCAAACTCATGTCCCGAATTTTGTCAATATTTGTAACACCACCTTCACCACTTGTTCTTGCAAATATTTTGTTCAACTCTTCAATACAATTATGAGCCAAAATATAGTTTTTGTAGTGTTCATCATATTCATGATCCGTTTTCAAATTGGTTTTTGTTGCCCATTCTTTTCCAAGAATGAATTGATTACCTCCATTTGTTGCTGTAATTGAAACAGGATCAATCAAAGTCAAACTTGCGACTGTGATGAGATTGCTAACCAACATATGATGAACCAAAATTTTATAAATTGATTTTGGACTTCTGTCAGCAAACAAGTTTTCCAAACAATCTTGTTCACCCAAAATACTCCCAAGCTGTTCTTTTTGAGTACTCATGACTTCATTGATCAATCGATCAATATGCCCTTTAATCAATTGCTTGATGATCAAATAGGGTGCCAAGATTTTGCACTCGTCAACAACCGTAGTCATAACTTCTACATATTTTGTTCTTCTTGTTTCCAATAGTTTTATACATTCTGCTTCTGTTTCACAAACAGGAAAAGTCAAAAAATAATCATCATTCAAAAGTCTGTCTCTGAATCGATTATGAATTGGACCTGCACATCTTTTCAACAAATTCGAAACAATTTGTTCATTGTGTTCGGTTTTTTCTGGATCATATTCCATTATGAAATTTCCATTATTCGCACGCAACAAATCAAACCATTGAAATTTTTCATACAACATTTGCGCATTCTTCTTTGCAACTTCTGCAATTCGTATACAACATTGTTCTTTCTGTTTGCACAAATGTTTAATATAAACATCTGTAATCTCATCTCGGAATTTATGGATACCAGAACTTGTCTTTATCAAGTTTATCCATTTATTACACATTGTAGTCAACTCTTCTGCTTCCCTCCTGTTAGGATTGTCTTGTTGACTTTTCAAAACACCTTCAGCCAGAACAATAGTCTCGTCAAAAAATTCTTTTTCTGCATCATTCATTTGTGTACCAATGTTTGTTTTTCCAAGAGTTGTGGTAAGCATCCATTTACCATTTGGCAACATATCATTAACTGATGCTCTATCACTTTTCAACAATCCAATTCTCTCCATTGTTGTCTCCATTTTCATCATCAGTCTTTTCTTTTCATTCTTTTTACCAGTATCACCACCATTGATCGCATCCATCATAGTCGCACACATCAATAAACGATTTTCAGCAATCATCTTTTGAATATTCTCCAACTTGTCATGATGCTCCTCAAAACCTTTTCCAAAATGCTCATACAACAAATCTGCAACATCGTCACGACCATCAACCTTGTACAAACTATGAAACAATATGATCAAATCATGTTGTCCAACTCCTTCAAGATGTCTGGCAATACAATTATATGCAGCTTTACCTTTTCCAGTTGATCCAGGCAAATCAATAAATGTCAAATGTGGCAATCCAGGGGCTTCAATGTATACATGTTCCACAATAGTGGCACGTTCTTCTTCATCTTTTCTTGCAATTTCTTGCATAAATGTTGAAAATTGCTGTCTAAACTGTTCCATATTTCCTTGATCAGTCCATTTCCCTTTACGAAACTGCAATTTAAATGTTTGTGCAGGTTGTATATGAAAATGAATTGGTACCAATGTTGCAGTTCCGGCTTTAGATTCACTTATATTTAGACCTGTCAATCTATTCATGTTCATTGATTTTGCAGATGATTCAAGTCCAATAAAACAAATTTCAGGAAGTTTAAGACCATCTACATTATGAACTGTCATCTTATGTTTAATTGCTGCAAGGTCAATAAGTTTTAGTCTGATTGGTTCAGTTTGATTCCAATCAATATCAAAGGCATTCTTTTGTTCATCATCTGAATCTTCATCATCGCTTAAAAAGGATGTAAAACTTGCTCTTTTTGAAAACATTCTTTAATTCTGTGTTTAATGTTTTTTGTGTTTTTTTTGATATTCTGCTTTGAATTAAAAATGAAATTTTTAATTTCATTTTTAATTTTGAAATTTTCGTAATCTTATCCGACAAGCATATCCTCTATAAACTCTCTGAATAGTTATAGCTGCATCTTCATTGATAATATCTTGGAATTGATTCTTGTATTTTGTTATCCAGATATTACTAACATGATTACGATATGTTCTTTGAATAATCAATGCAGCACCTTCATGAACAATATCTAAAGGAATTGAAGTATGATTGTACGTGTTTATTTTTTGTCTTTTTTTGTACATTGGGTAATTAAAAATTATTATGAAACCTAATATACTAATAGAAGTAATTAAATATTCTGATAAAAAAAAGTTATTTATCATGTCAAACATTTATATAATAATATATAAATATTTCATTTTTATTTAATCAGTCATTGGTGGTGATGGTGGTGGTGAATTAAAAGAATGTTTTCTTCTTAAATTATATGATTCCTGTTTTGGTATACCAAAACGCAAACGTTGTAAATTTTTCATTGCATCCTTCGCAGCATTTACATAAGCTGCATTTTGAATATGACCAGATCCTTGTCCAATTTTGTGTGCATCTCTTGGTATAAATTCTTCCATACCATTATCATGTTGTATTAATCCGGGATACCACCATAACTCAACAAAAGTTGTACTATATCCTTGTTCATTTTCAATTCTGTCAGTAACATAATTTTCTTGCTTCAATATTCTACATATTTTTTTCTCACGTATGCGATTACTGAAGCCTGCTGGTCTCAGGATACCAATATTTTTGGAAGTATTGTCTTTAGATTCCATCATTTGTTTTAAAATTGTAATGGGATCATTTACCTCAAAAAATGGAATAATCTCATTTATTTTATTCTCATGAAATAATATTTGATTAGATATACATGTTTTAATTACAGGTACTTCCTCCATTAATTTTGTAATTATATTATAACAAATTGGAAAACCAGGACCCGCATTTGTAGCAGATACCTTGTTACCCAAATATTTATTCGTCATTGCATAAGTGACACCAATTAATGCTTCAAATACATCTTCCATAACCTTATTACGTTCTTTCATTCTAGTACCAAGTTCAATTTTTTGAAGTTCACCCATACCAGGAATCACAATTTTTTCTTGGTCGCATCTAATTAGATCCCAAAAATGTGGATTAATTTGTTCTAACATGGCTTGTAGCGCTCTTGTTGAAATTAGGGTTATTTTAAGACGTGTGTATACTTCTTGGGGTTTAGTAGAAAGTGTTTGATATTCAGGGAATTTTTCTGCGATGTAAGTTAAGACGGAAGTGTTGACGATACCGTCTCCAATGTATTCGTAATATTCATAATTTGATTGTGGACTGTCTGTGAATTCTCTTGCATAAATTGAATTTGTAAATACTTTTTTAAATTCTTGAATTACTTCAGCGGTCTGAAGTAATTTAACTATATATTCTTTTTTTAGTCTACTTGTTGATAACAATTGAATAATTATAGGCATGACTTTTTTATTCCATTGTGTATCTTTTGGGTCATTTGCTGATGGATGATGCCACCCATGATATGCTGTATATGTTTCTGTTTGAGTTTGCATATTTTACTTTTTATTATTATTTTTTAATTATTTTTCATTTTTATATACTTTTTTTATTATATTTAGTTATAATAAAAATAGACAAAAAAATGGATTGTGATACAGTAATGGCTAAGGCAATAGCTGCGGGTAAAAGTGAAGCAGACGCAAAAAAAAAATATGATTTTTGTATGGAAAAAGTTGCATTATTAAAAAGACTCGGTGATAAAGTTGCAAAAGGTATAAAACATGCTGATAAAAGAGATACAGCTGCAACTAAGTTACAATCATTAATGAGAGGAAAATTGGCACGATTAAGAGCTAATAAAATTGTTAAAAAAGTTAAAAAAGGTGATAGAAGTGTTATACAAGATGTTGATAGATATCTTGTTAGTGCAAATAAAAAACTTAATAAAGCGAAAAAGAAGTTAAAAGGTTGTTCAGGACGCAAAAAGAGTACTTGTGGACGTACCAGATCATCTGCTCATTGTAAATGGAAGAAAAGCAAAGGTTGTGTTAAAAAACCATCTGGAAAAACTTATGTAAGATCTAGTTCTGGTTCTAAAAAATCTGCCAGAAAAGTCAGATGTTCAGGTAAAAGAAAAGGTCGTTGCAACAATATGAAAAGTTGCAGATGGAATAAGAAAAAATCAAGATGCAGAGCAAGTCGTGCACGATTTAATTCTTTTGATGAATCAGAACAGTTATTTGCTCCAACGGTAAATTTACCTTAAGAACAAACTAAAAATATATTATAAAATTGATTTATTTTTACAAATATAAAATAAATCAAAAATATGTCTGAATGTAGCATATGTTTAGAATATATTGACAATATTGATAATATTGATAAAACGTGGATATTGAGATGTAACCATGTATTTCATAAAGAATGTATTAAGAAATGGTTAGTTTTATCAAATACATGTCCTGTGTGTAGACGTGTGCAATATGTTAAAATTTCACGAAGAAAAAGAATTAAAAAGAAATTTTTGGAGATTTTTGGTATAATATGTTGTAATCGATTTTTTATGTATATGCATCTTATTAATCATACATATTTTATCTATAGAAAAAATTTATTGTATATTTCAGTGAATCAACATAAAATACATGATTTGATCAGAACAGAAGAACATATTCGTAATATTATTACTTTTGTTTGGTCATTATGTAATGTTATATATTTTATAATTTTATATTCAAATTATTTATAATAATTTATAGATAATTTTATTATCAATATATAATAAATGAATAAAAAACAATGTTCAATCTGTTTAGAAGAGCTTGATGAAAATAATCAAAATAATGAAACATTAATATGTAATCATGTGTTCCATGAAAAATGCATAACTGAATGGTTTAAATATTCAAATAGTTGTCCGAATTGTAGAGAAACAATACAACAAAATAATCCACATATAATTACACACAATAATTTAATACATAATTATTCTTTACAATTTAATATTGATTTTACAACATCATATAATCAAAACCAATCTAATATAAATAATATATCATATTATCATTATTTCAAAGTATATTTCAAAGAACTATATAAATATATTTTTAATGATACTATGTATTGTTTTATTACAATAAATTATATTATAAGCATCATCCTAATACGTTTTAATACATTTGATTCACTCAATATTAAACAAAATTCTAATCTTATATTATGTAACAACATATTAACACAAATGTATAAATTTCTATATTACTTGCATACATTTTATATTATCATGATAATAACTTATTATTTAAAAAAAAGTCAAAACTATCGTCGCGATACTCAACCTAATATTGAACATTTATACATAAGATATAATTACACAACCTATACTACAAATAATTCTGTTTATGCTACAGATTAATTAATATTAGATTGTTATGGTATAACTAATTTAGCGAAAAATGTTACAGGTAAAAAATCGTCTAAAGCAGTTATCCATTTTATAACATCCATAAAAATAGTATCATTTAATTTAGGATCATCCTTTACTAAGATTGTTTGGTTATCTAATATAATGCCTTTATGTATGGTGCCATCTTTATGTTTATAACTGACAGTTTCTTTTATTGATTTATTTTCTAATATAGATATATAATTATGACATAAATCTTGATAAATATTACTTTTATGTTCTAATTTGTTTTCATTATTTATTAATAAATTCCCATAAAATGTTTTAGTTCTTTTTAATACATACTTATTTTCTTGATTTTCTATCACACGTTTTTTTGCATATTTAATACTGGCTAGTCTGTTATCAAAGTTATTTTTGATATCTGAATTATTTAACATATTTTTATATTATTAAATATTTTATTTAATTCGATAAAATATTTAATATTTTTTCAAGATTTTTATATTTAAAGATATCTTGTTAGGATTAAATTGTCAAATTTGATAGTTAAAAATAGAACTAAACTTATCTAAATTATTACATTTTAATAAATATGAAACTAATTAATTTTAAATAACATGATTTCTAACAAAAATTGAGTAAAAATAGTTAGCTCCATCATTACTAATATTCCAAATCTTTTTATCTAATTTATCACCTATATTTATTGTCGTAAATATTTCATCAGATCCAAATGTAGAACGATGAGGATAATTCATTATATATTCTTTATCAAATGGTAAATCTAATTCTTTTTTCTTATATATATTACCTGCCATTATATGATTTTTTGGCCAGGGCCATATCCATGCTGTCCGGATTAAATATTTCGACTGCTTGAAGAAATTTTTAATACGTTTGATTTGTTTTTTTCCAATTAAATCATCAGCATCAAATATAACTACATTTACATCTTCACACATAGGCAAAAATCGCCAAAATGCCCCTGAAGAATTACCAGGCTTTACAAGTGGATCCTGAACAATAAATATTTGCACTCCTGTATTAATTAATTTGGTGCGGAAGTCGTCTGGTACATCTTCATGTAAATAAATACGTATTTTCCAATCAGACAAATTTTTTTTAACAATAGCTATATTATCATGAACAGGATTAAAATATTTTGGGTTATTTCCATAAAGACTATATGAGATTATATTTTGATCATTTTGATCAAAATTATATTTTTTAATAATTTTAAAACCAGCTTCTTTATTTTTTAGCTTTTCTTTATAAAAACCTTCTTCAAAAAATCCCCTTTGTCTAAAATTTTCCGGATCTCGTTCTTTATTAAAAAATTTATAAAATGGATCCCATCTAATATTACATACCAATGCTACAAAACATAAAATAATTATACTAATTAAAATAACTATACTAATTAAAATATTTTTATTTACCTTTTCTGTAACCATTTTTATTTAATTAAATATTTTTTTCAAAAATATTTAATATTTTTTGGCGAAAATATTATCATCACTTATACTGATTAAAGGAACTGTTAATTTATAAGCAATACTAACTTTTTCAAACTCTTTATTACAATAGGTTTCAATTGTTTTTATTTCTTTATATACTGTATCTATATTTTGTTGTATTGGTATGTAGACATCAGATGGATTATAATACATTCTATTATTACCAATTCTGCATAATGGTTGTTTATTATTACTATGGTCTTCCCATAAATTTGAATTTACCTGATTATTAAAAAATGTCTCCACTGAAATCCATTCATTTGGATTTTCTATCGGTTTATGTGGCAAATTAGTTCTTCTATATTTTGAAACATATGATTGCAAGATATCTCGTAAAACATTTGCAAATGTTTCCCATATTTGATTTATTTCTATATTTTTTTCATATTGTCTTTCTTTTATGAATAAATTTCTTTTATATTCTTCCTCTGTTAATTCCTTCATTATATATTTTATTCTATCTTTTTTATTAGTTTCATGATCCCACTCCTGTAAATTTAGAATTTCAATATTTCTAACATGATATAATATTCTGATTGAATTTATTACATAATATCTTTTTAAT